AACGGTACTGATACAACAGATGAGCGAACTGTTCGCTCAGCATTACGAGCAATGCGCAACAAGGTTAGTGTTGGTTCTGGAACTATGACTGTGTACAAAGAAGACGATGTAACTGCAGCATTTCCAAGTATAGCTGTTTTGTCAGCATCAGCTCTAAACGTAAAATATTGTAAAGGCCCCATAGCTGTTGCAGTTGATGGACGAACAACTAATCGATAATAAGACCCAGCAGTTAATGTTGGAAGTGTTGCATCTGCAAACAAATAATTATATGCTCCATGCGTTGTTGCATTTTGTTGATCAACATCAACAGTAACTGATGCAAGAACGGTAGTGCCATTAGTGTCATAAAGTAAGACATCAAAATTTGCAGCAATCAAACACCCTAGACGCACTCCAGATATTTGATATGTACTACACGTTCCAGTTGGAAGCCTAAAATACATTCCGTACTCGTCTGGTGTAGACGTGTTGCTATTGTTTAATGAAACAACTGTTTCATATGGCTGTCCATAGGTTTTAGTTGATGACTTATATAAAAACGTTGGGCAGTCAACAACATTATCTGCGTATGAAGCTCCTGTTATTCCAGCACTGTAAGGAAAATTATATGATGGGTACGTTGACACAAAGCCAGTACGTATATTTATAAAATTAGTGCCACTCCACGTACCTGAGTTAGCATCAGCGCAAATACCAAATACAGTTCCTCTGGTAATTGTTACTGGAGTTATTAATGTTGCAATTAAATTTTGATTCGTCGTAATGCCTGTTGTGGCATTAAATTCCTGATATGCGGTTCCAGCTGCGCCACTAAAAGTGGCGTTTGCCCATGTGGGTGTAGGATTTGTTGTTGGAAATCCAGTCGTTGCATCAATATACGTAATGCCTAATCGTAAACCAGCAGCTACGTTTCCGGGACTGCCAGTCCTAGTAGTAACATGACATCCCACGGCAGTTATGGTAATGTTTTCTTCTGCTTGGCATATCCATACCTGAGTGTCTCCAGTTCCATCCATAGGTATGTTTGTGGCAGCAGCTATTACTCCACCTTGTGGCATGATGATGCGAGGATATAAAAAGTCAACTTCAACAAGTGCCATTAATTTTCAATCTTTTTAATATATTTTTCTGAAATTACATGAAATAGTTGCACTGACCTCAAGCCAAGTGTCCCTAGTAAAAACGACAACCCAACCATTTCCTCCGGTGTTTTCCAGCCGATCCTATGTGCAACAATTGGTGTTAAGTAAATTGCCGACATTGCTCCAACAAACACAGTCAATAATCCTTGAAATACCGTTTTTACTTTTGGCCAGTCGGTTCCAGCAATAGCACCAGCTAGACCTGCTAAAAACTGATTAATGTCTATGTGCAGTTTATCCATCAAGGTTCCTCGTCGTTTCACTGACTTTTTTCACCTCCGGTAACTTTGTAGAGAACACTGGTAGGTTACTATCTTGTCGCATAAAGAAGGCAATCAACGCAGTTGTCATTGCCGGTATACCAGCACGTATGCCTTCTATGCTACATAAAAGCAGTGCGCGAGTCACCGTTCCAAATGAAGCTGTATCAGCAATGTGCTGTGATTTCCATGCAGCATCAAATTCTGGAGCGGCACTAGCAGTAAATGCCCCTAATGCAATGAGGACTAATCGACCCCATGCAATATTCATTATTTGCCACCACTCACAACGGGAGGGACGCTAAAAATACCGTTAGGGGCTTTGTACGATGAGTCCAACTTAGTCCATAATTGCATGCGAACTTGATCATAATAGTCACCCCAAAATGCACGTCCAACAATAGATGGGTCATCATAATTTTTCAATGCTATTTTTCGAGCAGCGTATGCAGGTAAAGCTTGCATTAATAAATCATCACTTATAAAAGAGAATGAATTACCATATGCAATAAATGTACCTCCTGTGCCACCAGTTGGTGTTATAGTTGTCCCACCAGATGTTGCTGAACTTTGAAATTGAGATGATGTTAATGACGTTGGCAAAACATAATATGTGGTACCAGCAACAATGTTCGTTACAGTAGATGATTGAAATACAATTTCCTGTCCAGCAGTGAATGAATTTGCACCAGTAATAACTACGTTACCTATTGCTACCGTTGCATTTAATGCAAAAAGTTTTGTCGGTAACCCTGCTCCACGAGCTATAAATGTTGTGTTAGATGCAGGAACGGGATAAAAGCCAATGTTGTTGTAACCAGCCTCATACCAATATGTAGGCGTCCCAGCAATTGACGTGTATGCTAAGTCATACGATCTGAGTTCATTTTCGCCACAATGCAATATTGGTGTAGATGCACCATTAATGTGAACTGTAATGGGAGAAGCTAAAGTAGATGCGCTGAAATCGTATGTTCGACCAGTATGCGTAGACACAGATAATGTTGTTGGTAAATAAACACATGTTCTACACATATCAAAGGCAGCATCATTCAAATACTGCAAAATACCAGCATCATTGGACGATGTTGTACCTCCAATGCCGTCTGGTATTTCAGCAATTACAGAATCTCCAGTTTCATTGAGCAACCTGAGTGTTTCGTTTTTTAAATCCGTAAAACCTTTAGCCATTATCGCGCTCTCCTAGCATATGTACTTGCATAATTTTCTACCATGGCAAGTCGCTCTAGGTATTCTGGTTTAAATATTTGCATGCCATTAGGATCAGCCATTTGCATAGCTCTAGCTTGCAACACTGCATAAACTAAACAATCATGTGCTACCTCTGGGAGTGGGCATTCAGTAGCATCAGTATTTGTAATTGCATTTCCAGCACTATCGTATGCCCAGTAGTCTCCGGGTTGAGCATACCCTTCTAAAAGGAGGCCGTTATTAATAGTTGTTGTAACCGCAGGATAAACACTTATGTTATTCATTCCTCGTAACACTACAACTTCAGGACGTACGTCATCAGGTAAATTTCTCCAATTATCAACATACTGATCACTGTAATCAAATACCCTTACCTTTTGATATTCATTATTTGTATCTAATATCTTAATGACTTTAATTCTATATATGTCTGGAGCGCAATAATCCTTGACGGACGCTGTCAAGTCTAAAAAACGACGACCAACCAGACAGTCAGTTTGTCTGGCTATCTGGTTGGTTTGTTCAATAATTAAATAATCTAGACCAAATGGATCACGATCTGCATCCGTGCCAAAGTAATTTCTACCCAGCATTCGCACATTACGTTTAATTTGGCCTAGATTCATAATTAAAGGTTACCTTCACGTCCAGTTTGTAAATGCATCTGGGTGATGTTGACTGTAGCACCAGAACGGTTAGTTGTTGCTGTTACTACCATCTTTACAAACTTTGCGTAGGACTGTAATGGAACAATTACAATTCCAGCACCTGCTGCAGCAGCAGCTGTATAGACTGCGGATGCTAAAACGGTGGTTGTACTTGGAGTAAATCCAGCAGTGTCCGATCCGTGAAGTGCTACTGTAAACGTGTCCGCAGCAGTTACACCAGTATGGTTAAGGCCAAGACGTAAATACAGTGGATTTAAGATCTGACCACGTACGTAATCGGCAGATGTTATAGATCCATCTTGGTTGTTATCCATAACTGCACCAGTGACACCATTGGTTAATAAACCGCCGTAGTTTAAATCACTAGATGTAATTGCTGGAGAACCTGTTGACGATGCGTTCATGACTGCAGCTACAGCACCATTGGATGATGCAGTAGCAATACCCATTACGCCAGCGCCTGCTGTCTGAACAGGAACAGCAAATGTAAGTTTAGCGTCTCTCATTGTTAATCTCCTTAGTTGGTGGCCAGTCGTAAACGACCAAGAGAGCGAGTATTTGGCATCCAAAGACCCATTCCCCAGTCAAACAGCACGTTGTGCATAATGCCGTTTTCTTTAGACTTGCCTAAATATTCCGGCTTAAATGGACCAGACTGCCAACCCTGCACATATCCAGTTCCATAACGAACAGCATAAACATCGGCAAAGTTGCTTGGTGCCGAAATAACTGCTGTAGTACCATCAATTTTTCGTCCAACTGTACGAATCTTTGCGCCCTTATACGAATCTACATTACGGTCAAATGCATCTCGATTAGCGTCAAAACCAGTACCGGATCCTAATTGACGAATGACAAATTCAAAGCGACGCTTTGTGTCTTCATTCATGTAAAGAACAATACCGTTTCCATCTGGAGAATTTAAATTGTCAAACAGTTCCTGTAACGCAGACATACATCCGTTAGCTTCAAGTGCATTGTAAGAACTTGTCGTATCCAACGATGCAGCTGTAGATGCTGGAGCAACTAAACAGTCAGATGGAATGTCGTACTGAGCACGGTTTTCAAGGCGATACTTTAACCCCGGAAAACAGTCAGCGCTATTACCAGCAGAGGAAGACGTTGGGTCATTATTAATGAACTTGTCATTAAAATCATACGCAAATCCTTCCATAAAAATCTTGATCTGTGCTTCTACAGGATCAATGATATTGTTTGTCTGGTCAAGCAAACGAGAGTCAACCGTAATCTTATTACGGATGAGATACATCTGCTCTTCGTACGACTTTGGTTTTCCCTTAACGGCATTTGGTTCACCGTTAATAGTTGACCACGTAGGAACTGGAATAGTACCAGCCTCATTCGTATAGCGAACACCTACCTGTCGCAAAGAAGGTGATGTGTAAAACGGGATGTCCTTAATAGCGTTCCATGTCTGGTGCAAAGACATGGTGATTTCTTTTACAAGAGGATCATTTGAAAGGACAGCTTGGTCTGCGAGTGTAAGTGCACCATTGAAATCAATAGCCATTTTCTACTCCTACCGAATACCTAGTAATCGAGTGATACCAGACAATCGGTTCTGTGGGTTATTTTGCTGGGGTGGAACCATAGCATTTGCTGAGTCTCCACTGCCAATTGGTGTTGGTGTGTTCTGTTGGTTGGATACCATGTCCACTAATTGAGGAACAAGGGATTCAACCAGTCCAGTAACTTGACGATGTACGGCAGCTGCTGCATCCATTGGATTCATGCCCTGCTGGATTAAGCTATCCATTACATCTTGTGCGCGTGATGCATATGGAAACTGTTGCAATGCCTGTTCACGTTGTTGCGAGACCATATAGGAGTTCATCTGACTAACTACTTGGTCATAACGATACTTCTGGATCTCGGATTCAGCTTGTACACGAGCTAATTCTGGGTCCATGTAGTTACTGTTAACTTCATTTTGCCATCGCTCGCGAATTTGAGATTCTAAAGCTTGTTCTTGCTGTTGCTTGTATGCTTGTTGCACATCAGCAGCAGATTGAAAGCCACTTTCCTCAAATTGCTTAATAACATCAGCCCATTTAGAGTACGCTTCCTGCGCATTTCTAAGCTGTTTTGCTTCATCGTTTACTTCTTTGAAGCGTTCGTATGGTACATTTCCCGGTGCTTTTTCCGGTAATGCACTATCCAGTAAATGCTTTTTAACTCGTTCCTGCATGGAACTCTGATCAAAAACACTATCTGTTGTTTGTTGTGAAACGTCATTGCTGGATGTGGAACTGTTTAACGCCATTTCTCCACTATCGTTAGGACCGGCGGAATCTCTAACGAAATCAATTAACGCACCACCTACATTGCCCGGTGCCGCTGCTGGCGAATCAGCGGTTCGTGTCACCATCTCTTCGGACATATTCACTATACCTTTACTTTTTTAAAACATGCCAACATTTGTTGGCGGTTGCTCACCCAATTGTGGCAACATTGACTGGGATTGCATTGGCTGTTGCATCATAGATGGCGGTGGCATCTGCTGTTGCGGTGGCATTCCTCCCATATCCATTGACGGCATCATTTGTTCTTTTCCAAGTTCCGTCATTGCATAATCTTCATTCTGCTGTGCATCAATACCAGCCTTAGCAGCTGCTAGTGATATATCTGCTTCCAACTTAGCTTGTATAACAGCTTGCTGTTTTTGGATTTCAATCTGAGCTTTCATTTGCTCAACTTCAGGATTAAACTGCTCTTGCTTTGATTGAGCTTCCATAGCTGCTTGCTGTTGCATCATTTGTGCTTGTTGCTCTTGCATAGCTTGCATTTTTTGCGCTTGCTGATCAAGGTGTTGATATATCCTAGATGCATTCGGAATGTTAGCCAATTCAATAAATAAGCGGTTTGTTTCAGGATCCATCGGATCTCCAAATACTCCCATCTGTCTTAGCGCTGCAAGTTTCTGCAGCTTTTGATCTGGACTATCATCCATAGATGAACCGGGGATGTATACAATCCTATATTGGCCACCAGATCGCAATGCATCAAAACGCATTACTCCCTGTCGGATTTGATCCTGTGGAAGCATCTTGCCTTGTATATTTCCAACAAACGGGACTATAGCAAACTGCTCAATCAAAGCAACTTCCCACTCTTTTATCTTGGAAGCGCTGATCTCAATGTCAGCACGTACAAACGAGTGTTGTGTGTTATCAGAACGTTGCAACAATCGGACAGATTCTGCCGGTGTGCCAGCACTAGCTTGACCTTGACTGACATCGTGTAGACCAGCAACATCCATCATGTCTTTTTCTAACATTTGCAACAACGGAAACAAATCTGATCCAATACCCGGAGCACGTTGAATATTTGGTGGATGTGCTCCACGCTTGTAGTTTATTCGTCGGTAAATACGATTCTTATCATCAATACTGTCACCAGTATTGTCGTACGCATCAGCCCCTACACCACTAAGATTTTCAACAAGGATGTAGTCTTTCTGATTTTCAAACTGCTCAATTAAACGGGAATACACACGATTGTATGTTAATTGCAGTGAGCATAAATCCCATCCAAGGCTATATCCATAAGGAGTTCCACTACGTGGCTGCCATCGCAATGGAATAAACGGGAACGAATCCTTCTTCTTATATGGCCATGGACCTGCGTATAACAAACAACTGTTTGTACTGACAATATAACGACCGCTAGGATACAAAGCGGTAGGTTTTTCCCAATACTCATACACAATAGCAGCTTGTTTTTTTGTATCAGTATTTCCTAAATTAGCAGGTGATGGAGGAACCCAGCCACGACCATTGCCATTAGTACCGTCTAAGTATGTATCTACATATCCAGCATTTGTACCGGTTTGTCCGTCTGGCTTAACCAACTTACCCTGCTCGCCATACTTATCAATGAACCATGACAATGGTTTAACCATTGCATGTATCATCCATCGTATATCTGCATCACGCTTTGCTGTTGGATCAAAATAGACATCAAACGCTGGTAGGATTTGCTCAACAATATCTCCAACACGCATCGATGTGTGACCGATAATTTCGGAACCAGTTGCATCCATCTGAGGGACAATCTGTTCGTGGCTCGCATCCCAAAAGATTTTTAGGAATGATGTCCCACATACACATGCCCAGCGCACTCGTTCTTTAGTTTGTGTTTCTCGGTCAAACTTCCGATTGTAGTGATTGATGATGTAATTGGCCTCATCAGATGCCATTAAATCAACTGGATTATTACTAATTGGAACTGCGCTTGAATCCGGTGCACACTGCGTCAATTTACCAACCACGCCGTCAATTAGTGGACGCATCTTATTAACTGTCATGTACCTATTTGGTTCATGCTCATTCTGTAGCGTTTCTAAATTACGTGCTTGGCTATTAATCCTAAACCATTGACGACCTTCAAAAAAGGACGTTGCCATCACCCACTCAAGTTCCATTTCTTGACGTGAGCGATAGGCTAAATCAAACTGCTGTTTAATAAACCCCGTTAATTTCTTCGCTTCATCAGGTTGATCTTTAGGAATAACACGCCAATCTTTAGATGTTAAGTCGATATTTAAATTGTCTTTGTTTTCTTTTGCTGGATTGCCAAGTTGAAAACTACCCGGTGTCCCAATAGCAGATGGCTTCTCAAAAGCTGACATCTTTGGCTGTTGCCCCATGACTGATTTAGTTAATGCACTTCGCATTAAATTATTTATATCAATCGACATCGTTAAATCCACCTTTCATTAGAGACAACGCGCTGTACTAGTAATCGTTCTTCCTTGATTTGTTGCAAATGGTTGACTATGCCGTACATAAAAATTGTTTGTGCAATAAAACACAGCATCACGATAACAGAACATGTAATTAAAAACACAGTCATAACCAACGTCTTTCTTCTTTCTTTTTCATCCAGCTTGGAATGTACTTTTCATTCAACGGGATTTTATCCTCTAACTCAGGACATTTAACTGGATACTCTCGCCACATAACACCATACCGAAAACTATCAATAGCGTGATCGTTTTTTGTTCCACTATCAATATCCTCTGGATCACGTGGGTGTGACATAGTTACTGAAAGTTGTTTAATTAGATTTGGACACGCACCTCGTACAATTTGAAGTTTAGGCTTCGGTTCGCCGTTGACTACATCAGTTGCACTAATCCATTCTTTAACTCGTCTCCATCCAGCTTTTCTATCTTTAACAGCACGTACTGCTGGCAAGCCACGTTCCCACCAAACTTCTACCGGATATTCGCCAATGCGTTCCTCGGATTTCATTGGTGGAAATGTATTTGCCCAGTCAAATGCGATTGCTTCCAACTTTGTATTCCACACACCATCTCGTACTTTTGTATTTGCTGGTGATGCTAACTGTTTATGCTCAAGTAGTTCTAAACATTTTTCGGCTTGTTTACTACTTACTAAACCCGCTTCATACATTTCACCAATGACATATACGTTTTCCCTGTCGTCACTTGCATACAATAAAAAACACGCAGGTGCGCCAGTACCAAAGTCATGACTAGCCCACATTCTCCACCACGGTTGTACTTCCACATGATCAACTACATGCCATGGCTTACCATCGGAGTTGTATTCTCTAAATTCTGGGAAGAATAAGCCACCTACTCCAACCTCATGTTGACACTCACGTAAAAACGATAAAAGTCCATAGGTGTCAATTTCGTGCTGACAAACATCTATTGTCTTGTGTTGCCACGTTGGTGTGCCAGCCGTAATCTTGTAACCCAGCCGTCCATCGTTACGTTCATATGTCGTATATTCAAGATCTTGAACGGCAGGAACAATAGGAGACTGTATGCGGTCTTGAAGCATATCTAAGTCACCGCTAAGCACTTGTGACATTACTGAGTTGGCATGAATTCTATTCTGAACAAATACAACGGCACAGTCAGTGCTTTTAGCTGGAAGAATCGTCTGCGTAATAGTCCTAATCTTTTTATCAACACCATTGACTGAATCGTCTAGTTCGTCAATGTCGTCAAGAATAATCATGTCAGGACGTAAATGATCTAGTTTTACACCACGTGCACCCGTATCTAAGCCAAAAGCTAGGACGTTAAACCCATTTGCTGTGCGCAGCTTAGATGCACTCCATCCTTTAGAAAAACCATATTTGTTTACTGCGCGTTCAATACCACAACGTTCCATTGCAGTCGCAATATCTTGTACGTGTCTATCTGCCATGTCTTGTGTAGCACAAACATATACTGCAAAACGCCTTGTTGCCTTGACTGCTAATCTACTGACAACTAATTCCATGGTAGTAGACTTACCTCCACCACGGAACCAGCACTCAATAAGAGCAGGACAAAATTTACCGGGAGTTATATTTTCAGCCCATTGCCATGCACGATGGTGGTGTTCTCCAAGTGCTGATGATGCTGAATGAGGCGCATACACGCGCAACCAATCTTCATACGACATGTCGTGGCCCGGCAATGCAGTAGCAAGACCGCTGTCAAAATCGCCTAATTCAATTGCGGTATCAATTTCTTCTTGCAGTGCTTCAAGTAAAGCAACCGCCAATGGCTTTGTAGGACGAACAAACTTTTTAAATGCGCGAGGTGTCGCTCGTGATGATGCCTGATTCTTCATTTACTATTTCTGCGTCCTGTATGTCTTCGTGTTGATATTGGCGTAACAATCGACCAAATCCAGTTTTGATTGCTTCTAATTGACCAGCGTCCCTAACCGTGTCTTTTACAATCTTTAGTATCTGCATAGCCAAACTGTATGCTTGATCAACTTCAAGTGTATACGCTTTAGTGTGAAGCATTCTCGCTTCAGCCTCTACAATATCTGTACGTTTGTCAATTAACTCAACAACGTCTTGACTCGCACGATATACATCAATTC